TTACTACTGGGGTGGGAGGTATAGGTATGCTGCTGTTAGTAGTCTTGGCGCTTCCAACCGTGGTGTTTCAGGTGGAGATACTAAAATTATTTTGGCAGAGGCCATAAACCCAACAGATACAATAAGTTTAAGTTACTATTTGCATGGTGCCAAACCCTCTGGGCAAAGATTTAATATTGGCGGTCGATACACTGGCACTGCGGCTGACTATGTTCAGGAAGCGACATATGCGGGAAGTTATGACACAGCAGCAACTATTACCGATATTCAAATCTTACCATCAACTGAAACCTTGGACACTGGCACAATTCGGCTTTACGGGGTGGCATGATGAAAAAATATGTAAACGGCATTATTGTAGAATTGTCTCCTAGTGAAATTGCTGAACGGCAAGCCCATGAAATTGCTTACAACGCAAATGAGGGTGAAAGGCTTTCAGAAGAAATCCGTAACCAGCGCAACCGCCTGCTGTCAGACACCGACTGGATGGCCCTGAGCGACAACACCATGTCCCCAGCTTGGGCATCGTATCGTCAGGCACTTCGTGATATTACTGCACAAGAGGGTTTTCCGTATAGCGTGATCTGGCCCGCCAAACCTTGAGGTAAGCCATGCTCGGTTTCTCCCCATTAGCCTCTGCGCCCCTAGCGGATGATGGGGTAGAAGCTGCGGTTGTCCACCTTCTGACAGCCGCCCCTATTACTACGGGCAATCCAACCGTCAGCGCGTCCAGCGTAGCGCAGGAACACGGCCTTACGCTTTCCGCCATTACGACAGGCGCTCCAACCGTCAGCGCGTCCAGCGTAGCGCAGGAACACGGCCTTACGCTTTCCGCCATCACGACTGGATCGCCTTCTGTCGGCTCCGCGATAGCCACAGTGGTGGTCGCTTTTGCGGGCGGCAACATCACGACCGGCGCTCCAACCGTCAGCGCGTCCAGCGTAACGCAGCGTCACGCCCTGACATCCAGCGCCATCACGACAGGCGCTGCAATTATCGCCGCGTCCAGCGTAGCGCAGGAACACGGCCTTACGCTTTCCGCCATCACGACCGGCGCTCCAACCGTCAGCGCGTCCAGCGTAGCGCAAACACTCGCGCTTACGCTTTCCGCCATTACGGCGGGATCGCCAACCGTCAGCGCGTCCAGCGTAGCGCAGGAACACGGCCTTACGCTTTCCGCCATTACGACAGGCGCTGCAACCGTCAGCGCGTCCAGCGTAGCGCAGGAACACGGCCTTACGCTTTCCGCCATTACGGCGGGATCGCCAACCGTCAGCGCGTCCAGCGTAGCGCAAACACTCGCGCTTACGCTTTCCGCCATTACGACAGGCGCTGCAATTATCGCCGCGTCCAGCGTAGCGCAGGAACACGGCATTACGCTTTCCGCCATTACGGCGGGATCGCCAACCGTCAGCGCGTCCAGCATAGCGCAGGAACACGGCCTGACATCCAGCGCCATCACGACCAGCGTTCCTACTGTCGCCGCGTTGACCTTCGCGGAGGTCATCTTTGCGGCCACCCAGACGAGCGTTGCGGCGCTCATGGCGGCCGACGCCGTCTTGGTCCGGCAGTCGAGTGTCGCCGCGAGCGCCTCGGCACCGGCAAGCGCGGCGGCGCGGCTGGTGCGGCAGGCATTCGCAGAGGTTCAGCAAACTGCTACGGCGGACATCACCGCCGCCTACACGGTCAACGCTTCCGCGCCCACCGCAGCGCAGGCCACCCTTACGCCGCGAGGGCAGCGCAGGCTTAAAACTAGCGCAACCACAGCCGCCTCTGTTATAGTCTTGGCAAACGCCCGCTATAAGTGGATCGACGAGGCCGTCACCGCAGAAACATGGACTGAGGCCAGCGCATCATCAGAAACATGGACGCCCGCAGCGTCTAACGCAGAAACATGGACTGAGGCCAGCGCATCATCAGAAACATGGACGCCCGCAGCGTCTAACGCAAAAAGCTGGGCGGCAGCCTAGAGACATCAGCAAGTAAGGTAACCGCCGGAGTAGCCTGCATGGACGCCCTCGACATGATCCTCAAATACATCGTGCTTCCTGTCGGGGGCTTTGTCTGGATGATGTTCAGCCGCCAGCAGTCGCACCACACCGACATTGAGGTGCTAAAGGCGCAAGCTACGGCCACCAAAGAGGCGCATGACCGCGAGTTCAAGGAGGTGCGCGAAAACTTCAAGCGAGTTTTTGAGAAGCTCGACGGCATCGAGGAGGCATTACGCAAATGATAAACGCGGCTGGTATATCGCTCATCAAGAACTTCGAGGGCTGCAAGCTCAAGGCGTATCAGGATAGCGCAGGCGTCTGGACGATTGGCTGGGGGACAACTGGCCGCGCTGGCCTTGGCATTGAGCCTGCCGATGGCATGACCATCACGCAGGCAGAGGCCGACCACTGGCTTGAGAAGGGCGTCAACAAATTCGCCGCCGAAATCGCGCCGCTCATCACTGCGCCGATCAACGCCAACGAGATGGCCGCGTTCACCTCGCTGGCCTATAACATCGGCACGACCAATTTCGCCAAGTCATCGGCCCTGCGCCACTTCAACGCTGGCGACAAGATGGCCGCTGCTGAATCAATCCAACTCTGGAACAAGGCTGGCGGCAAGGTGCTTAACGGGCTGGTCCGCCGCCGTTCCGCTGAGATGGCCCTGTTCCTGACGCCAGTGCCGCCAGAGCCAGCGCCGCAGCGGGCCAGCATTTCGCAGAGCAAGACTGTGCAGGCCAGTGCCGTGCAGATTGTCAGCGCCGGAACCGCTGGCATTGGCGCATTTGCTGCGCTGGATGGCACTGCTCAGATCGTGGCGATGGTCATCGCTGGCGTGATCGGCTTGGCCGCGCTGTTCATTATCCGTGAGAGGGTGAGGGCATGGGCCTCTGGCTGGCGCTGAGTGGCAAGGTCAAGACGTGGCTGGCCGTAGCGGGCGGTGTCGTTGTTGCGCTATTCTACGCCTACATCAAGGGCCGCACAGATCAAGGCAAGGCCGACGAGGCCGAGGAGATTAACGAATACGTTGAGACGAGGCGCAGGATCGATGACACGACTATCCCTAACGATGCCACTGCTGCTCTTGACTGGCTGCGTCAGCGTCAATCAGGCGGCGATATGTGATGGCACGAAAGCGTCCAGATCGGAACTTGCTGACGCTTTGGTTGCTGGCGCTCCTGATCGCGTTATACTTCGCGGCGCTGTCCTTATTGCCCAGATAGACGCGGCCTGCGGTGATGCGACATGACACGCCCGCGCCGCGTTGCAACTAGCGCCGCCACGGCTATCTCTGCTATAATCGCGGCAAGCGCTCGCTATAAGTGGCTCGACGAGGCTGTCACCTCAGAGATATGGACGCAGCGAGCCGCAGCATCAGACACACGGACGCCAGCCGCGTCCGACGCAACAGATTGGACGGAGACATAGATGGCAACGACAAATCAGAATTGGGCGTTGCCCACGGTAGGTGCGTCTCAGGACACTTGGGGAACCACGCTTAACACGACCATTGAGGCGATTGACACGCTTGTTGGGACGGTGACGGCCACCGAGATTTCGTATCTCGACGGCCTGACGAGCAATATCCAAACACAGTTTTCGAACCTATCGACCACCAAAGCAAACCTAAGTGGTGCGTCTTTTACGGGAGCAGTTGACGTTACTGCGTCCCTGACAGCCAACAGCCTCGTCATCGACAACGGCGCATCAGATTGGTCCTTCGAGATCATCAGCAATGTCCTGCACTTCAAGTATGCAGGCGTCAGCAAGGCAAAGCTCGACACCTCTGGGAACCTAACCGTAGCCGGTAACATTACAGCATACGGAACAGTCTAGGGTGTATGGGGGAGTATCTACATGACAATCCCAGCAACAGGCGCTGTTAGCCTTTCAACGATTAAGACTGAATTTGGAGGTGGCGCGGCTGTTTCGCTTGGAGACTACTACGGCGTAGTCTCTGGTGTCGCAACTTCTGGCGCAATCAACATGGACAGCTTTAGAGGTAAAACCTTTGACGTAATAGACATAGTCACAGCCAGCGGCACATATGCCAAACGCGCCAACCAAGCGACATATGTCCACATCTTCGCGGTGGGGGCTGGCGGCTCTGGAGGTTCGTCAGATTGGGACACGGCTGGTTTCACTACTGGCGTTGCAGCGGCGAGTGGGGGCGGCGCAGGCGGCGTTTGCCACCATCGTCTCGCTGGTGCTTCATTCACTGGTAACTACTCAATAACTATTGGAGTTGGTGGCTCTGGCGTCACTTCTGCTGGGGACCACTTTCTAGCAGGCAACGCGGGTGGCGCAACAACAGTCTCTGGCGCGTCTACCAGTCTGACAGCGAATGGGGGTAGCGGTGGTGAAGCGGATGAAGATAGCGGCAGCGGCACAGATACCTCTACGGCAGCGGCTGCGTCCGGTGGAACCGCGTCAGGCGGCAACCAGTTTAACTACACGGGCGGATCATCCGGCCAAGCGCAGCGTGTAGGTGATAAGTCGGGTGCCTGCACTGGCGGCGGCGCTCCTAAGTTTTCTGCGAGCAGCTACGACAGCTCTGCCTCAACAAGCGGTGCAACGTCTGGCGCGAAGGTCAGCAACAAAAATGACCTACCAGCAGTCATACAGACCTATCTATCAAATCGCGGCCAGACCCTTACACTAACCAATTTTGACGCATCGGATGCTCGCTACAACGCAACCTCTGGCTCTACTGGCTCCCCGACATACGGCGCTGGGAGCGGAGGGGCAACTTGCAGCAGCGGTGGAAACGCCACAGGCAATGGCGGCAATGGCGTTGTTCTTATTATTTACGAGGTGGTGTGATGGCACTCGTCGAGATAAAGCCCCCCGCAGGCTTCCACAACCACGGCACCGACCTTGAGAGCGAGGGCCGCTGGCGCGATGGCAACCTCGTCCGCTGGCACGAGGGAAGCCTGCGACCAATTCGCGGCTGGGTAGATCGCACAGGCGATGTGGAATATGCCGCGCCGCCTCGTGGAATGATTGCGTGGCAGGATAACAGCCTATCCCGCTGGATCGCGGCTGGCACCTACAACAAGCTCTACGTCACGACATCCGGCGGGGTCACCTCGGACATCACGCCCGCTGGCCTGACCGCTGGCGTTGAGGACGCTACGGTGAATACCGGCTTCGGTGGCGGCTACTACGGCACCGGCTACTACGGGCAGGCTCGGCCAGATACTGGCAACTATGGCGAGGTCACGACGTGGGCGCTCGACACTTGGGGGCAATACCTCGTCGCCTGCTCAAGCGCCGACGGCAAGCTCTACGAGTGGCAGCTTAACACCGGCACCCCTGCGGCTGTTATCGCCAATGCGCCGACCGACAACCTCGGCCTCATCGTCACCGAGGAGCGCTTCCTAATGGCGCTCGGCGCGGGCGGCAACCCTCGCAAGGTGCAGTGGTGCGACTTCGAGGACAACACGCTCTGGACACCGGCCTCGACCAATCAGGCTGGCGACCAGCTACTCCAGACGAGCGGACAGATCATGTGCGCCGCGAGGACGCAGGGCCAGACGCTGGTCGTGACGGATCAGGACGCGCACCGCGCCGTCTACGTCGGTGCGCCGTTTATCTACCAGTTTGAGCGGGTGGGGACAGCGTGCGGCGCCGTCGCCCGCAAGGCCATCGCCGACACGGCTGGCGGCGTCTACTGGATGGGCCAGCGCGGCTTCTACTACTACGACGGCTCCCGCGTTCAGGAGGTGCCATGCCCAGTGTGGGACCGCGTCTTCCTGAACATCAACACCGCGCAGGTCACCAAGTCGTGGGCCGTGGCCAACGGGCAGAACGGCGAGGTGTGGTTCTTCTACCCTTCCGCAAACTCCACCGAGATCGACAGCTACGTCGCATACGACTTCCACGACGGCCACTGGCTCGTCGGGTCCATCGACCGCACGGCTGGCGTGGATCGCGGCATCTTCCGGCAGCCCGTGTGGGCCTCGTCCGCTGGCCGCCTCTATGACCACGAGACGGGCTTCAACTACGACGGGGCCGAGGTCTACGCCGAGAGCGGCCCGTTCCGCATTGGCGCTGGCGACAACCTCGCTGCCGTCACTGAACTTGTGCCTGACGAGATCAACCTCGGCGACGTGACGGCCACGTTCAAGACGCGCCTCTACCCCACGGCTGACGAGGCATCTCACGGCCCCTACACGATGGGCAACCCGACGAGCGTCCGCTTTCAGGGCCGCCAGATCAGGATGCGGCTGTCCGGCAACGTCGGCGGCGAATGGCGCGTCGGCAAGTTCCGCTTTGACGTGAAACCGGCGGGCCGCAGATGAGCGCGATCCTCCCGCCACCCGTCGGCCCCGACTGGAAGGTCTGGGGCCGTCAGCTTTCGACCTACCTCGGTCGGGCGCTGTCGCGTATGCAGTTTAAGGCTGGCAACCCCGTGCCTGCCGAGAACGGCATCCTGCTCTGGGATGACGTGGCGGGCTATCCGGTCGTGTCAAAGAACGGCGAGTTCCGGCAAATCATCTTGGAGGATGGTAACTACCGAGGGACCATCACCAGCAACGTGACGGCGGCGGCGGTGGATACGCCATACGAATTAACCTACACGCCGACGCTGTCAGAGGGGATCGCCAACGATGGCACCTATCCGAGCCGCATCGTTTTCACAGAGGCTGGTGAATACTTGATCAGCTTCTCCGCCCAGATTTCCTCCAGCACGGCGGCGGCGGTGACGTTCCGCTTCTGGCCGCGCATCAACGGCACAAACGCCGCGGGAGCCACAATGGTCAACAGCCTGCAAAACAACGGGGCCACGTTTGTGGCCTCGAGGTCGGCGGTGTTCCATGTTGATGCTGGCGACTACCTAGAGGCCATGTGGGCCACGACCGATACGAATGGCTTTCTCGACGCCACGGCGGCGACAGCATACGCGCCCGCAGCGCCAGCCAGCACCATCGTGATAACGAGGGTCCACGGATGACAGCGCTGGCCGCTGATGATAATATCGCTGCAAGGGTCCGCATATACTACGTTCCTCGGGCCTCTATCGACGATCACTGGCCCGCGATCTTGGAGCTACTCGCTCCGGCCATTGAGAGGGAGGCGAGGAACATCGGGCCGGAACACGTTTACGACGACATCGCCGCTGGCAATTCGCTGGCGTGGGTCGTCGAAGTAGAGGACAAGCTGATCGGCTCATTCGTGACGAGCCTCGTGCAGCACCCTCGCCGCCGCACTCTCCGCATAGACTACCTAGCAGGGTCAGAGTTGAGCGAGTGGTGGGCAGAGGCACTGAGTGCCGTCGAGATTAGCGCCAAGCAGTGCGAGGCGCAGGCCATAGAGGCAAACGGTCGAGACGGCTGGACACAATACGCCCGCAGGGTGGGCTTCGAGCGGCGCTGGTCGCACTTTGAATTGGAGATATAGATGGGCGGCGAAGTAAAGACGACGACCGAGAGCAAGCTACCATCCTATCAGGAGCAATACCTGAAGGAGACGCTGTTCCCCTACGCGAAAGACATCGCCACGCAGCCCATCACGCCCTATGGCGGCGCCATGACCGCGCCGCTCTCGGCGCTGTCTGGCGAGGCCGCTGATGTCTACCGCCGCATGGGCGAGGCACCCGACATTGCGGGCCGCACCGCTGCCAACTTCGCGGCGATGAGGGAGACCGTCCTTGACCCGCAGATCGCGGCGATGGCGCGTCAGCGGGCGCAGGAGATGACCGGCCAAGAGGGCGACATCATCCGCTCCGGCGCGTTTGACGCCAGCCGCCGTGGCGTCTACGAGGGTGAGCGGGCTGCCGCATACGAGGCGGGGATCAGCAACCTCATGGCGCAGGGCTACTCGCAGGCGCAGGCAGCCGCTATGGCGCAGGCGCAGGCAGAGCAGGCTGGTCTTGGCGCGTCTGCCGCTGGCCTCGGCGGCCTCGGCGCTGCGGAGACGCAGCTTGCGTTGCAGAACCTCGCGATGCCGTATCAAGAGTTCTCGCGTCAGCAGCAGATGCCGCTGGCAACGCTGGGCGGGCTGGCTGATATACCGATTGGCGCTCAGTATGGCGGCAGCGAGGTGCAGCGCCAGCCGTATGACTGGTTTGGAGCTCTGACAGGCGTTGGCCAAGCGGCTTCGGTGTGGAAGTAATGGCAGACTACCGGCAAATAGCAACGCAGGCGGCCCAGACCTACGGGATACCCGTAGACACGTTTCTGAGCCTGCTTGGCGCTGAGAGTAGCTGGAACCCAAGCGCATTAAGCCCCAAGGGGGCAATAGGCATTGGGCAGCTTATGCCCGCCACGGCAAAGGAGCTTGGCGTCGACCCTTACGACCCCGAGCAAAACATTTACGGATCGGCGAAATACCTCGCGCAGCAGTTCAAGAGGTTTGGCGATCCGACTCTGGCGGTGGCGGCATACAACGCCGGACCAGCCGCAGTGGCAAAGTATGGCGGAGTGCCGCCTTATGAAGAGACGCAAAACTACGTTGCAAGAGTAATGGGGACGCAAATGGCCGACCAAATGACACCGCCGCAGATGGCCCCGCAGCAAGCGGCTGGCTACCAGCCATTCAGCCCAGAGAACCTGTCGCGCAGTCAGCGCACGATGCTCGGCTTCGCCGCCCTTCGCGACGCGGCAGCCGCGCTGCGTGGAAACCAGACAAGCTACTTTGGCGAGGCGCTGGGCGGGCTTGAGGCGCAGCACCGCTACGGGCAAGAGCTTGCGTTCCGGCAGGGTCAGGAGCAGCGGCTGGTTGATGAAAATCGCCAGCAGCGTGAGTTGACCGCGATGGCCGAGGTGCGCCGCCTCATGGCTGAACGTCAGAAGGCGCTAGACTACGGCAACCCGACCGACGCAATCGACGCGCAGATCGCGGCTTGGCAGTCGAGCCTAGGCGCAATGGGGTCGGTGTTTGGCCAGCCCGCAGCCGCCCCGCAGCCTGCAGCAGCCGCCCCGCAGCCTGCCGCTGGTGGCGCTGAGCCTGCCGCGCCTTTAATGCCAGTCCCCCGCGCAATCAACGCCGCGAATGAGCCGACCAAGTTGAGCGACGATGACCTTGCTTTGGCCATGACTACCCTGTCACGTCAAGACGAACCGAGGGCTATTGAGGCGCTTAAGGTTCTGCGCGGCGAAGCTGCGGAGCGGGCTGCTAGGGCCATTGAGACTGGGCCAGACATTGAAAACTACAGAAGCGCCCAGACACTGATCACTGATATTTTGAACAATCCCGTGCTGCCCGGCGTCTTGGGCCGATTTGAGGGCGGAATTGGGGCCGGATGGTATTTCTCTGGAAAAGAGAACGCGCTTCTAGCTCAGATCGAGCAGATCAGAGGAAAGGCGTTCGTGGACGCATTTGAAAAGTTGAAGGGTGGCGGCCCCATCAGTGACAGGGAAGGCGTCGCAGCCACCAATGCCGTCACCAGAATCCAAAACCGCTTCAGTGATGTTGACGAATACAAAAAAGCGCTTGAGGAGCTTCGGCAGGTGTTTGCAAACGCCGAGGCGCGGGCAATCGGCGAGCCTGTCCCATATCCGAACATTGGCGCTGACCTTGCCGGAGGATCCGCAGCAGCGGGACAGGCCAAAGTGATTGCCGTTGACGGCGAGCCTGTGGAGGGCAACTGACGATGCCAGTTTACACAATAGAAATCGGAGGCAAGAGATACGACGTCGAGGCTGACGGCGAGCAAGCGGCGATCAGCGCGGCGCAGCAATATGCAAGCGGCCCGAGCGTCGGTGTCGCAGAGGATGTAGCGCGAGCCGCTCCCGCTGGGTTGGCAACCGGCATCGAGAACATCCTGAACATCCCGTCGGCTGTTGAGCGCGGCGTGAGGAAGTATGCCGTCAGTCCCCTAATGGAAAAGCTCGGCCTTATGACGCCAGAGCAGACCGCCGCCGTAGAAGGCCTGACCGCCTTCCCGACCGTCGATATTGGCCGCATGGCTACGGAGCTCGGAGCGCAGGACTTTACCGCCTACGAACCGCAAACATTTGCCGGAAAAGTTGCTGGCACGTCTGCCGAATTTGCCCCCACGGCCCTTGCCTTTGGCCCAGCAGGGTTGATGCGAAAGCTCGCCTATGGCGCTGTGGCTCCTGCCATTGGAAGCGAAACTGCTGGTGCCATGACAGAGGGTGAGCCGATTGAGCCGTATGCCCGCTTCGCTGGCTCGCTTGTAGCGCCGCTGGCGATTGGCGCTGGGGAAGGAGCGGTGCGCTCACTGATCTCGCCGACTGGAGGTGCAAACCAAGAAATACTCGCGTCAGCGCGTGTCTTGTCTGACAAGTATGGCGTCCAGCCGACCGCTGGAATGGCGACGGCTGACCGAACCCTTCTCGCGAGAGAAGGGGCCACTCGGGCTGGAGAGCGGATGCAGAACGAAGTGTTTGAGCAGTGGACGGAAGCCGTCCTGCGGCAGGCTGGGATACCGGCCAAGAGCGCCACTCCACAAGTTATCGACGATGCGTTTACTGCCGCAGGGAATACGCTGGACGACTTGGCCAGCCGGACCAATGTCATCATCGACGATAAATTTGTTGATGATATAACAGCCCTTGTTGACGATTTCACACTGAACGGCGGAACCGGAGAAAGACCTCGGGAGGTTCTGTCGCAGATATTGGACATCGCCACAAACCCGAGGTCTCCGACCGTCATTCGTGGCAATACGAAATACTCGCAAATGAGTGGAGACGCATATCAGCAAATCTCCAGTAGTCTCAGAAAAGGCGCAACAGCAGCAGACAACCCCGCCCTAAGGCAGTTCTCTAACGACGCCAGACAGCTACTGAACAACGCTATTGGCGGCAGCATCCCCGCAGGCCAGACAAGTATGGCGAGCGCGTGGGCTGCGGCTAATAGGGCATACGCCAATATCGTTCCAGTCGCCGAGGCATCACGCTACGCCAAGGGAGGCCAGTTCACGCCAAGTATGCTGATGAGCGCTCTCGCCAATCAGTCTCGTCGCAATGTGCAGCGCGGTCGCGGCGATCTCGCCGAGCTTGCCAAGGCTGGCTACGATGTATTGCAGCGCACTAGGTCGTCCGGCACCCAAGAGCGCCTTATGGCCGCTGGCGCTGGTGGTGCTGGTCCCGCAGGCGCAGGCGCGGCCATGGCAGCGGCATCCGGCGACATATCAGCAGTCGGAAAAGCGGCGTTGGCCGGAGGGTTTCTGGCTCCACTCAGAAACCGATTCGCCCAGTCTTGGGTTGGGCAAAATATCTACTACCCAAATCAGTTGCTGTCGCCAATTCCTCGTGGCACCGGTGAGCGCGGCATGATGTCCGCCATTCCACAAGCCACCGCCGGACTACTCAGCCAACTGTCTTCCGCGCAGTAGACTTCTTCGCCTCTGCCGCTTCAAGCCTACCCGCGAGGTCGCTGATCATGTCAGCGGCCTCGTCGCACATTCTGAGGGTGGCCACGGGATTGTGGATGCGGTGCGCCAAGCGCAGCCGCTGGATCATGTCTTGCACGTCTTCGGTCATGTGAAATCCTCCTGAACCTGCCGCCACGATAAACCGCTTGCCAGCATCCCGCAAGGTGTGTAATGCTTCGCACATGACAGGGAGCAGGCGCATGGATCGCATCCAACAGACCCGCATGACCGAGGCTCAATACGCCGCCATCCTACTGGCGGCGAACAAGATGGGCTTGACGGTCAGCGCATACATCAGAATGGCCGCGCTGAACCATGCGCGGGCATTGGGTTTCAACGACGAGCAGCCGAGGGACTACGATGATCAGCGATGATGACATAGACGGTTGGGACGACGACGAGCCGATTGAGGTGACGCCGGAGGACATGGCATTGGCGCGGCGCGGGGCCAACATGATGGGCCGCTACGTTGCCGATCTGATCGACGAGCGCATGGGCATGAGCGACATCACGACTGTGCTATACGGGTCGATGGAGGTCACGATTGCCGCGCTGGTCAACTGCGGCCTGCCCGTCGGCACTTTGGCTCTGGCCGTGATGGACATGGCCGAGCAGGCCAAGCACGAGCAGAAAACGGCGGGCCGCGCATGATTGTCGGCATCGACTGCGGCTACCGCACTGGCGGCGTGGCACTGATCGGCGACGATCACGCCGAGGTCCACGACCTGCCGGTGTTCGAGGAGGGCGGCGTTGACGTGGCGGAGTTGGAGCGGCTGATCCGCACATTCGCCGACCCCGAACACGTCTACATCGAGAAGCAGGGCGCGATGCCCAATCAGGGCGTGAGCAGCACGTTCAGGCTGGGCTACGCCTTCGGGCAGATCACGGCGACTGTCGCGCTGACGCGGGTGCCGTTCACGCTGGTGACGCCGCCGACGTGGAAGCGCAGCATGAACCTGCCCAAGGACAAGGACAGCGCCAGACGCTTGGCGATCCAGTGGTTTCCGCATCTCAGCGAGAAGCTGAAGCGCAAAAAAGACGAACACCGCGCGGAGGCTCTGCTGATCGCGCTTTACGGGAGGGGCAAGGCATGACCATCAGCTACAGCATGAGCAACGAGGACTACCACAAGCTGCCGAGCATCAGCGCGTCGGCGGTGAAAACCGTCGCGCAGAAATCTCTGGCGCACTGGAAATACGGCGAGCGCAAGGAGAGCGCCGCGTTTGACATCGGCACCGCCGTCCACACGCTGATCCTAGAGCCGCACATGGCGAAGATGATCTGGTGCGGCCCCGAGACGCGGCGCGGCAATGACTGGCGCGACATGAAGGTCGCCGCCGACGCGGAGGGCGCGATCCTGCTGCCCGAGGGTGAGTATCGGCAGGCGAAGGACATGGCAGAGGCCGTCAGGGCCAACGCAGAGGCCGCGCAGCTTCTGAGCGGCGATCTGGTCTGCGAGGCCAGCATCTTCGCGCACGATGCTCTGTATGGCCTCGACCTGCGCTGCCGCCCAGACGGATGGCGGCGCGACATTGACGCGATCATCGACGTGAAGACGACGGTGGACGCATCGCCAGAGGGCTTCGCCAAGCAGGTGGCGAACCTTGGCTACCACATTCAGGAGGCGTTCTATCGCCGCGTCATGGCTATTGATGGCCGCGACGTTGACAGATTTGTTTTCATCGCCGTCGAGAAGGAACCGCCCTTCGCCTGCGGCGTATACGAGCTTGACTGGGCGTCGCGCGACGAGGGCGTGGCGGCAGTGAAGGCCTCGCTGGAGATGATCCAGCGGGCAGAAACCAGCGGGGAGTTCAGCACGGGATACGGGGCGTTGCAGACGCTGCAAATCCCGCGCTGGGCCTTCCGCTACTCAAACCCAAACGGCTAACAAGGAAAGGATTCCAGCTATGCCAATTTCGTTTGGAGAATCGTCGGGCGGCGGTGCCGCCTATATTAGAGTGAATATGCCGCAGAACCGCTGGCGCTTTATCGGCGACAACGGCGAGGAGAGCCTCGACATGACGCGGGGTATCGCCATCGACATCAAGAACGTCACCTTCGGGTGGATGGTGCTTGACGTGGGTCGCCGTGAGTGGGAGCCGTGGCCCTCGCCGAGCGAGCGCACCGCGAAGCCGTCTGATGAGCATAAGCAGGGCTTCCTCGTGAAGTGCTGGCTCGCTGACGGTCGCGAGGCCGAGTTCAGCGGCAACAGCTACGGGCAGGGGCAGTTCATCGCCAAGCTCTACAACACCGCCGAGAAGGCACCGGAGTTTGGCATGGGAATGGTGCCAATCGTGCAGGTAACATCCTCGACACCCGTTGCGGTTGGCAAGGGGACCAGCTACGACTTGGGCTTCACCATTGCGAAGTGGATCGCGAAGCCGAGCGTCATGGCCGCCGTCACTCCGGCACCGGCACCGGCTGCCGCACCGGCTGCGTCAACTGACCTCGACGCCTTCGGCTTCTGATCAACACGGGGGCGGCTCAGGTCGCCCCCGAACCTTGGAGAGGGAGAGGCATGAGCGCATATTTTCAGAGGGTCACGGAGACGGCGATTGCGGACGTGCAACATGCCGCAGCGGGCCAGCGCAATCAGACACTGAACAAGGCGGCATTCGCACTGGGCCGCCACGCGCACTTGAAGGGTGCGAGCGTTGACACGGCGATCTTTGCCCTGAACACGGCGGCGGAGGCCATCGGCCTGCCGAAGCACGAGATCATGGCCACGGTCGGGAGCGGGTTTAAGAGGGGCGCGGAGAACCCCAAGACGCTCGACGAGACCGACCTGCCGTTCCAGCCCAGCGAGCTTGACCGCCTGATTGGCCGCTTGGCCGCCGACGGGCTGATGGCGCGTGACGACGAGCAGCGGGCCGAGAAGGTCCAGAAGGCGCGTATGGCGTGGGAGCGCGGCGTCGCGATCACGAAGGACACGCACGACGCGGTGCGCCCCGCGCTGCGCTACCTGAACGGGCGCAACATCGCGGCGAAGAGCGCCGTCGGCGTGGCCCGCTTCTCGCCGGACGTTTATGGCGGTCCCGCGATCATCTTCCCCGCGACCGACGCGAGCGGCGAGATCACCGGCATACAGGCCGTGCTGGTCGACGAGAACGGCAAGAAGCGCGAGCATAACGGCATCAGCAAATACTCGCGCGGCGTTATCGCCAACAGCGCGATGGTCATCGCGTCGGATTGCGAGAACGCCCCCATCGTATTGTGCGAGGGGCCGGAGGACGCACTGAGTATCTCGCAGGCCGCTGGCGGCGCGGCCACGGTGGTCTGCACATTCGGCAAGGCGGGGATGTCCACCTACGTCCCGCCCAGAGCCAGCGACGTGACGATCTGCGCCGACCCCGACCTCGACATTGAGCGGGTCGCGGACGCGCTGAACTACGACGGGTCGATCCGCGTGAGCGTCGTCCGCTTCGTCGACATCGACGCGCAGACCAAGGACGCCAATGACTACCTGCGCGATCACGGCGTAGAGGCGCTGCGGAATGCTCTGGCTGCCGCCAAGCCGGTGGCCGAGCAGAAGGCGCAGGAGGTGCGAGAGGGCTTCCGTGGGCCGACGCCCTTCGATATGTGGGACGGGGCCGCCCTGCCGCCGCGCAGGTGGATATACGGCAGGCACTACCTGCGCTCATTCGTGTCGGTGCTGGCCTCGGCAGGCGGCGTCGGCAAGACCAGCATGATCAGCGTCGAGGCGCTGGCGATCTGCACTGGCCGCCCGCTGCTGGGCGAGGAGGTCCACGAGCAGGCCAAGGTCTGGGTGATGAACCTCGAAGACCCGCTGGAGGAGATGCAGCGCCGCTTCATCGCCGCCATGCAGCACCACAACGTCAAGCGCGATGAGGTTGAGGGGCGGCTGTTCCTCGACGCAGGGCGCGACTTCCAAGCGAAATTTGTGACGCAGACGCGGGACGGCGTGGTCATCAACGACGCGCTGATCGAATATATGCGCGAGCGCATATCGGCCGAGGACATCGGCGTCGTGGTCATCGACCCGTGGGTCGGTGCCATCGACATCAACGAGAACGATAACACCGCCATGAACAAGGCCGTTGCGGCGGTGCGCCAGATCGCCGACGAGACGGGCGCGTCCATCGTGCTGGTCCACCACATCCGCAAGGGCAATGGCGACGAGGCCACTATCGACAGCGTCCGTGGCGCTGGCTCGCTGATCGGTGCGGCGCGGGCCGCTCGCATCATTAACAAGGTTAGCGAGGATGACATGATGCGCCTCGGCGTGCAGGGTGAGGACGCTCGCGGCATCTTCCGCGTCGACGACGGCAAGGCCAACCTAGCACCGCCCGCTGCGGTGGCGGTCTATCGCAAGATGGTCGGCGCTCAGATCGGCAACGGCGAGTGGGTCGGCGTGGCCGAGGTGTTCAAGATGCCTGACCTCTTCGACGGCGTGACGGCTCGCGACACGATGCGCGTCCAACAGGCCGTGGGCAAGGCGGAACAGGACGACGACCCGTGCCGCCAGAGCATTCAGGCGAAGAACTGGGTGGGCCACACGGTCGGCGCGGTGCTGGGCATTGACACGCAGGACAAGGCTGGCAAGGGCCGCGTGGCGGCGATGGTCAAGAAGTGGATCGAGACAGACGTGCTGCGCGTCGAGGTGATAGAGGACAAGCGCAATGGCCGAGAGGCACCTTGTGTCATCGTCGGCAAGTGGATCACCGGAGACGAGGCGGGGCGGTGAATATACGCCGAAAACAGCATATTGACATTGGGGCAGTTGCCTGATATACTGGGGGTGCGACGGGAGTAGTCGCTGCTTTTTGAAAAGGAGAGAGAAATGACGCTTTACGAATTGCGTAAGTTTGCCAAGCCCCTTGGCGTCAAGATCGAAGCGGATCGAGACGATTTTGGGTGGGGGTATTGGCTAATCAAGGATGACGGGAGTGGAGAAGGCATACGGTCCGACGACAACTTCTGCGCCAACCGAGAAGAGGTCTACTGGAAGCTCCAGTCTTATATGGCAGAGCTTGCATAACTCGAGGGGGCTTCGGCCCCCTCATTTTTTGCTGGACGCAATGCCGCGCTGCAGCATAACATTGCCGCATGGTGACGGAAGTGGACATAGAGCCGTGGATGCTGGACGAGGCGCTCGAGCGCTCTCAAGCGATGGGCGTTCTGCGGAATAGCCTCGTCTCTGGCAGCGGCAATCGCGCTGGGTTCGTCGGCGAGCGTCTGGTGTTCGACCACCTCGCGGATCGCTCCCACCTCGTCGATATGCTGGCGATGGTCGACGAGTTCACGCACGACATCGAGATGAACGGGATGCTGATCGAGGTGAAGACCAAGCGCCGGAGCCAAGCTCCGCAGCCGCACTGGATGGTTTCGCTAGGCATGGCGTCGTGGGAGCGGCAGGCGCAGTTCTGCGACATACTGGCCTTCGCGCAGGTCACGCCCGATCTGACACGGGGCTGGGTGTTGGGATACACGACGCCCGAGATCATGGAGAATCGGGGCCGCGTCATCTTGGCCGGTGAGGCCGAGGGCGACAACGGGTTCGTGGCCCGCGCCGATATGATTAGCATGGAGATCGGGGAGCTTTGGGAGGAGTGTCCGCTATGGTGAGAAAGCCGACGAAAAAACAGATCGAGGACGCGAAGAAATACGACCCGCGATCCACGGACTACGGGAGGCCCTACCCAGCCGCCGTGAGCGGTGCTGTAGCGCCTCTGGACCGCAAGGCGAGGGAGATGCAGTCAAAGTGGGGCGACCGTCTGCGAAGCCTTGTATCGCCGCCTATGGCCCTTCGGTTCGAGCAGGTCTACGAGGAGTTGCACGAGGCCATGCTGGCCGAGAATGCGGTGAAGTGCGCGGAGATCGCCACGCGGCTCATCAAGGCGTGGGACATCTTGGAGGAGGCCGCGATAGACGCTGGTCATAGCCCGCTGCCGGAGCGCGGAGCATTTGCGGTGGTGCTGGGCGAGGGGCGCGGCCAGTGCGTCGCGATCTGCGGGCCGAGGGCCGACGTGGCCACGGTGAGGCGCGAAAACCCGACGTGGGCGGTGTATTCGGCGGAGGACGCGGCGCGGATCATCGCGGCGGCGTCCAACGAGATTGTGGAGGCCGCGCTGCGGAGCTTCCCGAG